TGGGCCACACCGCTCGGCGAACTGACCGAGGCGCAGGTGCGCGCGCTGATCGAGGAAGCCGTCGAGGGCTTCCGCGAGGCCATGTCCGACATCGCCCGGGCGCAGACGCCAGAGGTGCCGTTCTGATGCTGGACTATAACCGCCGCCCCAGCTTCGCCGACCAGGTCAACGCCGCCGTCGATCGGGCGCTGACCGACGATCAGGCGACGCGGCCGCCCCGCGACTATCTCGGCGGCTCGCGCCTCGGCCATGCCTGCGAGCGCGCCCTGCAGTTCGAGTTCACGGCGACGCCGAAGGACGAGGGCCAGGACTTCTCGGGCCAGTCGCTGCGCATCTTCGCCATCGGCCACGCCCTCGAGGATCTGGCCGTCGCCTGGCTGCGCGCCGCGGGCTTCGACCTCTACACCCGCAAGGGCAACCGGCCAGATGGCGGCCAGTTCGGCTTCTCCGTCGCAGGCGGGCGTATTCGGGGCCATGTCGACGGCATCATCGCCGCGGGGCCCGAGGGCTTCGGTCTCGCCGTTCCCGCACTGTGGGAATGCAAGACCATGAACGCGAAGAACTGGCGCGCCTGCGTCAAGGACGGCGTCACGAAATCGAAGCCGGTCTATGCCGCCCAGATCGCGGTCTATCAGGCCTACATGGAAACCAGCGTGCCAGGTATCAGCGCCGCGCCCGCCGTGTTCACCGCGATCAACAAGGACACCGCCGAGCTTCACCATGAGCTGGTGCCCTTCGACGCCGATCTCGCGCAGCGCATGTCCGACCGGGGCGTGCGGATCCTGCAGGCGACCGATGCGGGCGAGTTGCTTCCGCGCGTCGCCACCACGCCCGACTTCTTCGAATGCCGCTTCTGCCCGTGGTTCGAGCGCTGCTGGGGGATGCCGACATGAGCGACGACGGCGTCCTTCATTTCAACCCGTGGATGGACTTCAACGACGGGCCACCGTCCGAGAACCCGTTCGGCTGCGACCCCGACCCAGAGCAGATCGCCGTCTTTCTCGACACCGTGTTCAGCTGGTGCGAGGGGCTGATCCCGCTCCGCGGCTTCGTCGACAAGGGTCAGGGCCGAGACGGCAAGCCGCACAACATCTGGATCCCGGCCGACGACACCGCGCCGGGAAAGCTCGCGACCTTCGCCGCGTGGGCGAACCGCGAAGGCGCCGCCGTCTATGTCATTCCCGGCACGGTCGAAGAACAGGGCCAGGCCCGCGCGGCCGATGTGCTGCAGATGCAGGCCATGGTCGTCGATCTCGACGCGGGCGACATCCCGGCCAAGCTTGACCACGTCACCCGCCACCTAGGCCCGCCCACGCTCATCATCGAAAGCGGCGGGCGCACGCCCGAGGGCGCCGCGAAGCTCCATGTCTGGTGGAAACTGACCGAACCCGCTGAGGGAGAGGACCTGGTCACCCTCTGCCGCTTGCGCGGCGAGATCGCCGTGAAGGTCGGCGGCGACACGCATTTCCGCTCGGCGCACCAGCCGATCCGGGTGCCCGGCACGGTCTATCACAAACACGGCCACCAGCGCCTCGTGCAGATCCGCGAACATCGCGACGTCGAGGTGGACCTTGCGGACTTCGCCGAGAAGGTCGCCGAGATGCCGCCGCTGCCCGGCGTGGGCTTCGCCAGCGACGCTGCCGCACCAGCATCGAAACCGGGCATCGACGCGGTGCTCACCACGCCGGTGCGCGAGGGCGCGGTCGACGACTGGTCCCGGTTCCAGGGGGCCAGCGCCGCCATCGGCCATTACGTTCGTTTGGTGCACGAGGGTCGCCTCGACCCGTTCGCGGGCTGGGAAGCGATCTGCGGCTACAACGCCGCCATGCTGCGCCCGTCCTGGCCGCTCGATCGGCTGATGGCCGAGTCCGAGCGGCTCTGGGCGCTGCATGTGAAGCGCAACGGCCCGCCGCTCCTGCGCGCGGCCCGCGTCGACGCACTGGCCAGCCCGCTGCCGACCTTCAGCCTCGGCGCGCTGCTCGACGACACCAGTCCGATGCCCGAGGACATCATCGGTCCCCGCGTGCTGACGCCGGGCGGGCTCCTGGTGCTGGGCGGGGCGCCCAAGGTCGGCAAGAGCGACTTCCTGATCTCATGGCTCGTGCACATGGCCGCTGGCGTGCCGTTCCTCGGCTTCACGCCGCCCCGGCCGCTGCGCGTGTTCTATCTGCAGGCCGAGATCCAGTATCACTATCTGCGCGAGCGCATCCAGCAGATCGCGCTGCCTGCCGCCGTGATCGCCGCCGCGCGCGACACCTTCATCGCCACGCCGAAGCTGAAGCTGCTGCTCGACGCGGAAGGCGTCGCCCGCGTGGCCGAGGCGATCCGGGCCGCATTCCCCGACGCGCCACCCGACATCATCGTCATCGACCCGATCCGCAACCTCTTCGATGGCGGCCCTGAGGGCGGCGGCGAGAACGACAACACCGCCATGATGTTCTTCCTGAAAGACCGGGTGGAGCTTCTCCGCGAGGCGGTGAACCCGGATGCGGGCGTCATCCTCGCCCACCACACCCGCAAGGCCACCAAGCACCAGGTCAAGGACGATCCCTTCCTCGCGCTCTCCGGCGCCAGCGCGCTGCGCGGCTTCTACACCTCCGGGCTGCTCATGCACCGGCCCGACGAGGACAGCAGCGTTCGCAAGCTGGAAATCGAGCTGCGGAACGGACCCGCTCTGCCGGGCAAGCTGATCGACAAGGTGAAGGGCGAATGGGTCGAACTGAACCCGCTGAACGAGCGCCTGGTGCGCAAGGAGGTCGGCGCCAAACTCGATGCCGAACGGTTGCGCAAGCACGATGTCATCCTCGGCATGCTGCTGGATGAGGCGGCCAGCGAGCGCCTCTACACCGCCATGCAGTTCGCGGAGACCTTCGAGAACCGGGGCGGTCTGGGCAGCAAGCACACGATCCGTGAGCGCCTCAGCGTGCTGGCGACCAAGGGCTTCGTGAAGTTCCTGCGCGACCCCTCGGGGTTCGGCTTCCCCGTCACCCGGTCGCGGTTCGGCTACCTCTGCGTCGAGGGCATGCAGTTCGGCGCGCCCGTCGAGCATGTCGAACCAGACACCGGCGAGGTCACCACAAGCGCCCGTCCGGTCCTGCCCAGCCACTTCAAATGCCCCCAGTCCGGGCTCTGCCTGCAGGTCGAGAACCCCGCCGTCTGGGTCTACCCGGAGGGGCTCGAAGACGACCTCACTCATATGAGTGAGGCCTGACTCATATGACAGCGCCAACTGTGTACTCAATGAAATCAACAAGTTACGGGCAAATAAGAGTTAGGTCCCTAACTCATGCTCGAAGACTTCATGAAGTCTTATTCCGCAATGATTTCAGTCACTTGAACACCTCGGAACAGTTAGGTGTCAAACCCCCATACTACGTATGGGAGGGCCACCCCACAGGGTTGGCCACTCCTCCCATACGTCCGGGCCAGCCGCGCGCGCCGCCGTGACGCTCCCTTGCGCTTTCCGATCCGACGACGGCGGCCCCGTACCGCCAAGCACCAGACCGCCGTCGTCTTCCACCACCACAGGCCACCGGCAAAGGAGACCCATCATGGCTCAGCCGACTCTGATCCCGAATTGCGACGGCGCAAGGTTTGAATCGCTGCCGCTCGACACGCCCCGCAACCGCTGCATCCTCGCGCTCGACCTCGGCACCTCGACCGGCTGGGCGATCCGTGGCCATGATGGCCTGATCACCAGCGGCACCGTCTCGCTGCGCCCGGGCCGTTTCGACGGCGGTGGCATGCGCTACCTGCGCTTCACGAACTGGCTGACCGAGATCGATCGGCTTTCCAGTCCGCTGGCGGCGATCTGGTTCGAGGAGGTCCGCCGCCACGCGGGCACCGACGCGAGCCATATCTACGGCGGGCTCATGGCCTCGCTGACCGCATGGGCGGAACTGCGCGGCGTGCCCTACGAGGGCGTGCCGGTCGGCACGATCAAGCGCCACGCCGCAGGCAAGGGCAACGCCGACAAGGCCGCCATGGTCGCCGCCGTCCGCGCCCGCGGCTTCAGCCCCGCCGACGATAACGAGGCCGACGCCATCGCCATCCTGCTCTGGGCGATCGAGACGAACGGGGGTGTCGCATGAGATGGCATCCCTATGGCTACGGCGGCCGGCGCCGGGATCCCGAACAGGTCAAGCGCGAGGGCTGGCAGGAACAGGGCGTCCTCGCGGTCTCCGCCGATGACGACCGCCTCACCTGGCCCGAGCGTGAACTGGTCCGCCAGCTCGGCGAGAAGCTCTACGGCCCGCGCCCGTCCGACAGGGAGGCGCGCCATGGCTGATCGCGAATGGACCGCCGACTGCGTCGCCGATCATTTTGAGGAGGCGTTCCGCACCCTGCGCAAGCTGCCGCCGGTGAAGGCGCAGGGCTACTTCAACACCTGGCCCGACATCGTGCGGACCAGCCGCGAGATCGCGGCGATGGAGCCGCAGCCGATGCGCGTGTGGCCATCGGCCGCCGCGATCGGCCGGCTCGAGCAGACCTCGGACTGGGTGCTCTGGATCGGCGTGGAGGAGCGCAAGCTCGTCTGGTCCCGCGCGGCCCGGGTGCCGTGGAAGCAGATCAGCGGCGAGCTGGGGTGCGACCGCACGACCGCCTGGCGTCGCTGGCAGCTGGCGTTGACCAAGATCGCCGCGCGCCTGAATGCGCAGTGACTCCAATGTGTTGCAACACTTTTTCCTTCGACATCTGCAACAGATCCATGCTATTCCGAAGGCAAGATGGGGAGATGGCGCTGGAAAGCACGCTCTCCCCTTTGCGTTGACGGGGGCCTTCTGGACCCCGGTATCCAGCGAGGGTCCAGCCGGGGTCCAGCCCGAGGCAGTTTCCGGTTCCTTCCTGGCGATATTCGTATGCTGGCGGGCGAAGCGCGGGACATCGCCAGCGACAGGGCCGGATTTTTGGGAAGCCACCCGGAAGCCGGAGCCACCCGAGCCCCGCGCAAACACCAATGAACGCTGGCCTTCCGACCGGACACCGCTGGTAGCCGCTGGACCCCGCTTGGAGTCCGGCCCGGCATCCGGAGTCCGGAAGCCACCGGCATCCACCATTGCATCGGAAACCACCCAACCATGACGCTGAGCTTCGCCCCCGAGCGGATTGAGATGTGGCCGCTTGCGCGCCTGCAGCCCTACGCGAAGAACGCGAAGGCGCATGGCGTGGATCAGGTCGCGAAGATCGCCGCCAGCATGGCCGAGTTCGGCTGGACCGTGCCGTGCCTCGTGGCCGAGGACGGCGAACTGATCGCTGGCCATGGGCGCGTCCTCGCCGCGACGCAGCTCGGGCTGACCGAAGCGCCGGTGATCGTGCTCGGGCATCTGACCGAGGCGCAGCGCCGGGCCTACCGGATCGCGGACAACAAGCTGACGGAACTCGGCAGCTGGGACGAGGCGCTGCTGTCGGCGGAACTGAACGACCTGCTGGCCGAGGATTTCGACCTGTCGCTGGTCGGCTTCTCCGACGGCGAGTTGGACAAGCTGCTGGCCTTCGTGCCCGAGGGGGACGGTGAAGAGGGTGGCGCCGGGGGGGCCGTGCCGCCGGTGACCATCCCGGAGCCGCCGCGCAATCCGGCGTCGCTATCGGGCGATCTCTGGATCCTCGGTGACCACCGGCTGCTCTGCGGCGACAGCACCAGCCACGACGATGTGCGCCGCCTGATGCATGGCGAGCGCGCGATCCTGTTCGCCACCGACCCTCCGTATCTCGTTGATTACGACGGCTCGAACCATCCGACGCGGAACAAGGATTGGTCGGCGTCCTACGGCACGACCTGGGACGACAGTTCGCAGGGCGCGGAGCTCTACGACGGCTTCATCGCTGCGGCGGCCGCCGAGGCCATCGCCGAAGACGCCGCCTGGTACTGCTGGCACGCCTCGCGCCGCCAGGCGATGCTGGAAGCCTGCTGGGAAAAGGCCGGGGCCTTCGTGCATCAGCAGATCATCTGGGTGAAGGACCGCGGTGTCCTCACCCGCTCGCATTACCTCTGGAAGCACGAGCCCTGCTTCATGGGTTGGCGCCGTCCGAACCGCCCGCCGAAGGTGGCCGAGGAAACGCTGCCGTCAACATGGGCGCTGCCCAGCTTCGCCAAGGACGACCGGCCCGACCACCCGACGCCGAAACCGCTCGACGCCTTCGGGATCCCGATGCGCCAGCATGTGGCGCGCGGCGGGCTCTGCTACGAGCCATTCTGTGGCTCCGGCTCGCAGATCATGGCGGGCGAAGCCAATGGCCGCCGCGTCTTCGCGATGGAGATCAGCCCGGCCTATGTCGATGTCGCCGTGGAGCGCTGGCAGGCCGAGACCGGCAAGGACGCGATCCTCGACGGTGACGGGCGGACCTTCGCGCAGATACAAGCCGAGCGGCTGGGCGACGACGATACCACGGCAACGACCGACACCGACGCCGCCCCCGAACCGGCGCGAAAGCGCAAGACCGCAGCATGAAGCAGTCGCGCCTCATGTCGCTGGTCGAATCCGTCGCCAACGTGATCGTCGGTTACGGCGTCGCCGTGGTCACGCAAATCCTGATCTTCCCGATCTTCGGGCTGCACACGACGCTGGCGCAGAACCTGACGATGGGCGCCATCTTCACCGTCGTGTCGATCGCCCGTTCCTTCGCCTTGCGGCGGCTGTTCGAGGCGAGTCGGGTGCGAGACGTTGGGGTTCAGCGTCAGCCTTCCGGGTCAACCACCTGTCGCAGGAGCCTCGGGCCAGAACAACCATAGCAACAGCCCGCCGCTAAGCAGCCAGACGCAGACGATAACAGCGAGCCCGATCCGGCTGGTTGGTCGGCCCTCCATCAGAAGTGCTTCCTTTCGGAACTCTTCCATCAGGTCCGCCGGGATCATGCGGACCACCAGAAGGATCCCGATTGGCAGAAGGAGCAGATCGTCGAGGTAGCCAAGCACCGGAATGAAATCTGGAATGAGGTCAATTGGCGAAAGCGCATAGGCCGCGACCGCCGCCGCCATCGCCTTTGCATACCAAGGCGTCCGCGGATCGCGTGCGGCAATCCACAGGGCGAGGATGTCGCGCTTGATTCCGCGCGCCCATTGCTTTGCCTTTGCGATCATAATGGAGCTATCTACACTGGCGAATGAGATAGCGAGAAGCTTTCTTGACGAAAGCCTCTCGCATTTTGCCCTTTGCTTGCGAAGCTGTTCAGGCTGTCGGAAGCCGGTAGACGCGCCCCCGAACCTCGACCTTCTCCGAGGTCACCTCGAGCCCGAGTTTCTTCTTCAGCGCCCCGGCCATCGCGCCGCGCACCGTGTGCGACTGCCAGCCAGTCGCAGCCATGATTTCCTCAATGGTCGCGCCGCCCGGCGCGCGCAGCATGGCGATCAGGGTGGCCTGCTTGGTGCCTACGCGCGGCGTGCGCGTCTTGGGTGCGGCCTCGGTCCCGGTGGGGGTGCCTGGCGCGGGCTTCTCCGTCTGCGCCTCCGTCGTGCCTGCAGGCGCGGGGTTCGCGTCTTCGGTCTCGATGCCGATGGCGGCGAGGCCTGCGTCGGTGGCGACCAGCATGACGCCGTGGCCGTCGCCGGTCTCGCGCCACATGGGCCCGCCCTTGCGCAGGTCTGCGTCGACCTCCTCGAGGAAGCCCTTGGCAAGCATCGCGCCGACCACCTTAGCGGCAGCGCCACCCCGCAGGCTCTCGGGCAGCGGCAGGGCGATGTGCTCGGGCCGCTGGGCGGCGGCGCTCAGGATCAGGGCTTGGGTGTCGGAAAGCTTGGTCATCGTCGTCTCCCGTATCGGGGCGCGCGGAATGCGGGCCCTTCTACGAGGCCGAGCCCGCCAGTCGGCGGGCGGGACCGGGAGCGGGTCGTCTCACTCGGCGTGTTCGCCTTCGCTGAAGGCCATGTCGGTGATCTCGCGCAGCTTGGCGCGATAGTGGTTCAGGGTGCCGACATGGCCCCAGTTGATCTCGTCTGGGCTGGTCTCGAAATGGTCGGCGCTCAGGGCGGCGAGCCGCTCCAGCATCGCATCGATCTCGGTCTTCGCGGCGATGAAGGCGTCGAGGGCCTTGAAATTGTCAGTCGCGCGGCGGGTCATCGGGGTGGCTCCGTGGTGAGTTGCATCGCTTCGTTGGAGTGACGTTCGCTCTGTCCGCCGTGCTTATCAACTCGATAAGCACATGATCTTGAATGATAATCGGAGCCGTCGATGCAGGGCATGAGCGAGCGCCAGTACGCCGCCCATGTCGGGCTGTCGCGCGGCGCGATCCAGAAAGCGAAGACGGCCGAGCGCCTGGTCATTTATCCCGACGGCAGCATCAATGCGGCCGCCAGCGACGCCCGGCGCGCCGAGACAACAGACCCGTCCAAGACCCGCAAGCCGCCCGCGCCGAAGCTGAAGCCCGTTCCCGAGGCGGCGGTGGCGGCCGTCGGCGACACGCTGCGCGAACAGGGGCTGGCGGTCCCGGCGGTCGGCGGCGGCACGACCTTCCTGCAGGCGAAGACCGCGAACGAGGTGCTGAAGGCGCAGGAGCGGCGCATCCGGCTCCAGAAGCTGAAGGGGGAGTTGATCGAGCGGGCCCGCGCGCTGGCGCTGGTGTTCCGGCTGGCGCGGGAGGAACGGGACGCGTGGGTGAACTGGCCTGCGCGCGCGGCGGCGCTGATGGCGGCCGAGCTCTCGGCCTCGTGCAGCGACGCGACGGGCCAGCAGATCACTGTGGAGCCGGCCGCGATGCAGAAGGTCCTGGAGAAACATGTACGCGCCCACCTCGACGAACTCGCCGAGGTCCGGCCCGACTTCCGGTGATGATGACGCACTGACGGACTTCGACGGCGCGGGCGAGATCCTGCGCGCCTGGGGCAGCGGGCTGCGGCCCGATCCGGACCTGACCGTCTCGGAATGGGCGGACCGGCACCGCATGCTCTCGGGCCGCGCCTCGGCCGAGCCCGGACGATATCGCACGGTACGCACGCCCTACATGCGCGAGATCATGGTCCGGCTGTCGCCGGGCGATCCCTCGCAGCGGATCGTGTTCATGAAGGCCGCGCAGGTCGGTGCCACCGAGGCCGGGAACAACTGGATCGGGTTCGCCATCCACCAGGCGCCGGGTCCGATGCTGGCCGTCCAGCCGACCGTGGAACTGGCGAAACGCAACTCGCGGCAGCGGATCGACCCGCTGATCGACGAGAGCCCCGAGCTGCGGGAGCGGGTCAAACCGGCGCGGTCCCGTGACGCGGGCAACACGATGCTGTCGAAGGAGTTCGCGGGCGGCATCCTGATCATGACGGGCGCGAACTCGGCGGTCGGGCTGCGCTCGACGCCTGCGCGCTACATCTTCCTCGACGAGGTCGACGCCTATCCCGCCTCGGCCGACGAGGAGGGTGACCCGGTCACGCTGGCGGAAGCGCGGTCGCTGACCTTCGCCCACCGGCGCAAGGTGTTCCTCGTCTCGACGCCCACCATCCGGGGGCTGAGCCGGATCGAGCGGGAATACGAGGCGTCCGACCAGCGCCGGTTCTTCGTGCCGTGCCCGCATTGCGGCGCGATGCAGTGGCTGAAGTTCGACCGGCTGCGCTGGCAGAAGGGGCGGCCGGAAACGGCGGAGTATCACTGCGAGGGCTGCGACGCGGCAATCGCGGAACACCACAAGACGGCGATGCTGGAGGGCGGCGAATGGCGCGCGACCGCCACGGCCGCCGATCCGACGACGGTCGGGTATCACCTCTCGGCGCTTTACTCGCCGATCGGCTGGCTGAGTTGGGAGCGGATCGTGCGGTCATGGGAAGCAGCCCAAGGGTCGGACGAGGCGATCAAGGCGTTCCGCAACACCATCCTCGGCGAGACCTGGGTCGAGACCGGCGAAGCTCCGGACTGGCAGCGGCTCTACGACCGGCGCGAGCGCTGGACATCCGGCACGGTGCCCGCGGGCGGGTTGTTCCTGACCGCCGGGGCCGACGTGCAGAAGGACCGGATCGAGGTCGATGTCTGGGCCTGGGGACGCGGACTTGAGTCCTGGCTCGTCGATCACGTCGTGATCGAGGGCGGCCCGGATCGGCATGATGCGTGGTCGGAACTGACCGCGCTGCTCGACCGAAGCTGGCCGCACAAGCGGGGGGCGCATCTCAGGATCGCGCGGCTCGCCATCGACACCGGTTACGAGGCCCCGGCGGTCTATTCCTGGTCGCGGGCGCAAGGCTTCGCGCAGGTGTCCCCGGTCAAGGGCGTCGAGGGGTTCAACCGCTCGAGCCCGGTCTCGGGGCCGACCTTCGTCGACGCGACCGAGGGCGGGAAACGCCTGCGGCGTGGAGCCCGGCTCTGGACCGTGGCGGTGTCGACCTTCAAGGCCGAGACCTACCGCTTTCTGCGGCTGGCGCGGCCGACCGACGAGGACATGGCCGATGGGGCGGCGTTCCCGCCCGGCTCGGTGCATCTGCCGCATTGGGTCGAGAACGAATGGCTGAAGCAGTTCGTGGCCGAGCAGCTGGTGACGGTGCGCACAAAGCGCGGTTTCGCCCGGCTGGAGTGGCAGAAGCTGCGCGAGCGGAACGAGGCGCTGGATTGCCGGGTCTATGCCCGCGCCGCCGCCTGGATCGCGGGCGCGGACCGCTGGCCCGACGAGAAATGGCGCGACCTCGAGGATCAGCTCGGGGCGGCCCCCACCGACAACGATCCCGCCGGGCAGATCAACCGGCCGGGACAGGCCCCGCAGGGCAAGCGCCGCTCCGACTGGCTCGGACGGCGCGGAGGATGGTTCTGAAGATGACCGACTGGACGGAAACCGAGTTGTCGGCGCTGCGCCGTGCCTATGCCAGCGGCACGACCCGGGTCAGCTATGACGGCAAGTCCGTGGACTACGGCTCGGCCGAGGATCTGCTCGCCCGCATCCGGACCATCGAACGTGCCATTGCAGGCGTCAGCCGTCCACTGCCGGTGGCCGGACTGGCTGGCTTCTCGCGCGGGGATCGCTGATGTCCGCGAACTGGTTCGACCATGCCATCGCATCGGTGGCGCCGCGCATGGCCGCACGTCGCGTGATGGCCCGGCAGGCCTTCGAGACCCTGACGCGCGGTTACGATGGCGCCGCGCGCGGGCGGCGGACGGAGGGCTGGCGCGCGCCGGGATCCTCCGCCGACACCGAAATCGGCGTGGCTGGTGCGCTGCTGCGCGACCGGATGCGCGATCTCGTGCGCAACAACCCACACGCGGCCAAGGCTGTGGCGGTGCTGGTCAACAACATCATCGGCGCTGGCATCATGCCCCGCGCTGCCAGCGGCGACGACAAGCTCGACCGGAAGGTCGACGCCCTGTTTGAGCTCTGGACGGCGGACTGCGATGCCGACGGCCAGCTCGACTTCTATGGCCTGCAAACCCTGATCTGCCGGGAGATGGTCGAGGCGGGCGAGGTGCTGGTGCGCTGCCGCCTGCGGCGCGCGAGCGACGGCCTTTCGGTGCCGCTGCAATTGCAGGTGCTGGAGGCCGACTTCCTCGACGCGACGAAGTCCGGCGCCATCGGCGCGGGACGCCTCGTGCAGGGGATCGAGTTCGATCCGGTCGGCAAGCGCCGTGCCTATTGGCTTCATGCCGAACATCCAGGCGACGCCTATGGGTCGTTGCAGAACGGGTTGCAGAGCCGCCCGGTCCCGGCGACCGAGATCGCCCATGTCTATGAGAAGCAGCGCACGCAGGCGCGCGGCGTACCCTGGGGCGCGCCGGTGATCCGGTCCTTGCGCGATCTCGACGACTACGAGGTGGCCGAACTGGTCCGTAAGAAGACCGAGGCCTGCGTCACCGCCATCGTGTTCGGCGACGACGAGGCGCAGCAGGGCATCGCGCCTTCCGTGGTCGATGCCGATGGCAACCGGGTCGAGCAGTTCGAGCCGGGGCTCATCGCCTATGCGCGGGGCGGCAAGGACATCCGCTTCAACCAGCCCTCAGCCACAGGCGGCTATGGCGAATACAAGCGCGCCAGCCTGCACACGATCTCGGCCGGGTTCCGGGTGCCCTACGAGCTGCTGACCGGCGACCTCAGCCAGGTCAACTATTCCTCGATCCGGGCGGGGCTCGTGGAGTTCCGCCGCCAGATCGACGCCGTCCAGTGGCAGCTCTTTATCCCGATGTTCTGCGCGCCGGTCTGGCGCTGGTTCACGGAAGCCGCATGGGCGGCGGGGCAGATCCCGTCGCCCATCGTACCGGTCGAGTGGTCGCCGCCGAAGTTCGAGGCGGTCGATCCGCAGAAGGACGCGATGGCGAACCTGCTGTCGATCCGCTCAGGCACCATGACGCTGGCCGAGGTGATCGCCCGACAAGGCCGGAACCCCGACGCGGTGCTGGCCGAGATCGCGGCGACCAACGCCAAGCTCGACGCGCTGGGGCTGGTCCTCGACAGCGACCCGCGCCGCGTCACGAAAACTGGCAGCGCCCAGACCAACGATCCGGCGACCGATACCGCCGCCGACGACCCCTCCGCTGAAGCGGATGAAACCGACCCGGCGCAGGCCGACCAGCAGGACTGACCCCATGGACACGATGATCGAACTGCCGGCCATGCGCCGGTCGGCGGAGCTTGCGCCGAACACCGCCGATGCCGACACCCGCACCGTCGAGGTCGTCTGGTCGGCGGGGGCCCGCGTCCGCCGCGCGACCTTCTTCGGCGAGCCCTATGACGAGGAACTGAGCCTCGACCCCGCCCATGTCCGGCTCGACCGGCTGAACGCAGGCGCGCCGTTCCTGAAGGTGCACGAGCTCGACACGCTCGACGCGGTGATCGGGTCGGTCGTCCCCGGTTCCGCCCGGATCGAGAACGGCCGGGGCATCGCGCTGGTGCGGATCAGCGAGCGCGCCGATGTCGAGCCGATCTGGCGCGACATCCAGGCCGGGCACATCCGCGCGGTCTCCATCGGCTACCAGGTCCACCGCTTCGAGGTCTCGAAACCCGAGGCCGCCCGCGAACTCTGGCGGGCGGTGGACTGGACGCCGTTCGAGGTCTCCGCCGTCGCGGTCGGAGCAGACCCCGCCGCGGGCTTCCGTGCCCAGCATCCCCTTCACGACTGCGTCCTTCACCGCCGGGACGCCCTCACACCGCAAGGAGCATCCCCGATGACGGACAAGACCCAGCCCCCGGCGAGCGACGCCGCGACCCCCGCCACCACCCAGCCGACCGAGCTGGTCGAAACCGAGGACACCCCCATGACCGAGCCGAATGCGGCTGCGCCCGACCCGAAGGTCGCCGCAGTGGAAACCCGGACGCAGCCGAAGCTTCCGAAAGCCGACGCCCCCGCTGCGCCCGACACCGAGGCGGTCGCCACCCGCGCCCGCGAGGCCGAGCGTGATCGCGTCTCCACCATCTACGATCTGGCCGGGCGGCTGAACCTCGAGCGCGGCTTCGCCGAGGATCTGGTCAAGCGAGGCGTCAGCGTCGACGAATCCCGCCGCCTGATCCTCGATCAGGTCGCCGCCAAATCCGACGAAACCCGAACCTTCCCGCACGTTTCCGTGCCGCTCGGCGGTCGGGACGAGCGCATCACCCGCCGCGACGCCGTGGCGAATGCGCTGCTGCATCGCTACAGCCCGACGCTGTTCCAGCTGGAGGACGCTGCGCGCCAGTACCGCGGCATGACGCTGTTGGAACTCGCCCGCGAAAGCCTCGGAAATGCCGGGGTCAACACGCGCGGCCTGTCGCGCGACGAGGTGGCGACGCGGGCGCTGCACTCGACCTCGGACTTCCCCGAGATCCTGTCGGCGGTGACCAACAAGACGCTGCGGCAGGCCTACGAGGCCTATCCGCGCACCTTCATGCTGTTCTGCCGCCAGGTGCTCGCCACCGACTTCAAGGCGATGAACCGGGTGCAGCTCGGCGAAGCCCCGCAGCTGCTGGAGGTCGGCGAAAGCGGCGAGTTCAAGCGCGGGACGCTCGGCGAGTCCAAGGAGAGCTACAAGGTCAAGACCTACGGCCGGGTGGTCGCCATCACGCGCCAGACCCTGATCAACGACGACCTCGACGCCTTCACCCGGATCCCGGCGATGTAC